AGGTAATATTTTGAGGAGTTATATAGATTCCTTTATGATAAAGCTAGTATCTATGCCCCTGGGAATGAAGGATTAGTTACAATATACTTAAATGAATATTCATATCATTCCCAATTCAGAATAGATAAAGAAATAAATATAATGGCCGCAATAGCAAAAATAATAGAAGTTAAAAAACCACAAGTAATATGAAAACTATAAATTGGATGGGGTATAAATGGATACCTAGAGAGGTATGGGGTAAATTTCACCCATTAAAACCCTATTGCTATTATGATTTAGAAGCTATTGATTGTGATGAAGATGAAAATTTAGTTTTAAAAACACACGTTAATCCTAAAAAATTAAAACATCCTCATACTAAAAAATTTATTGAAATTCCTATAGGAGTTGGGTTAATATCCTGTAAAGAAAAATTTGGATATGGATATTTCGAAATAGAGGCTAAATTACCTAAAGGTAAAAACTTATGGCCTGCTTTTTGGATGAGTCCTTTTGAAAGTTGGCCTCCTGAAATTGATGTATTTGAAGGGTATACAAAAAATAGAAAAAATTATTTCCATTTTAATTGGAAAAATCCATTTGGGTTTTGGAGAGTAGAAACTAATTTCCATTGCGGTAAAGAGCCTAAAAATTTTAACTTAGGTGCTAAAACACATTGGTTAGGTTTTAAAGACCCAACAGAACATTTTAATAAATTTGGGTGTATGTGGTCACCGAATAAAATAGAAATATTCTATAATGATAAGCTAGTTAGAAAATTAACTGATGAAAAATTATTAAAAGAATATCATGGAAAAACCATGAATGTTAAAATAAATGCCCATGTTGATAAAAATGTGGATAAAGAAAACCATAAAACATCTGAATATATAATTAAAAATTTTAAATACGAAAAACTATGAATCAAAATCAAGCGCAAGCAGCCCCAAATGTAGATTTAAAAAATACTACATCAATCGAAACCCCAAATGGAAATAAAATTTTTCAACAGGGAGTTATACTTAGACAAGTATCTAAATTTGTAGTAGGTGCAAGTGAAGATGCAATTTTACCAATTCCAGTATTTTACGATCCTGAAACTGGTAAAGTATTAGAACAAACTTTACCTAAAGAATTAAGAGAAGAATTCAAGGATGATACAATATGAAAAATATCTTTGATTGGTTAAATGAGGTAACATTAATAAAAAGACCAGTTGAGGACATTCCTAAAGAGTCTTGGGAAAAATGGAATTCATATATGATGCATCGTTATTTGTCTATGTATGTGGGTTATGTTGAAATAGTAAATTATGTTCAAAAGCTTAATCCCCAAAGTAAAAAACAAATATATAGCATTTATAGACAGCTTATTCCTAAGAAAAAAATTTGGTTAAAATATATTAAAAACCAAAATAAATCCCAAAAACAAGAATTAATAGAATATATATCTAGATATTTTGAATGTGGATTAGCAGAAGCAAGTCATTATATTAATATCCTACCTTCAGAAGAAGCAAAAAGTATATTATCTGAAATGGGGATTAATAATAAAGAAATTAAAAAGATATATAAATGAGTAAATTAGAAGAATTGCTTTACAGTGCTGAAGAGCATGGACAAAGACATAAAATGTTTGAAGAAATAAAACACCAAAAAATAAAATCACCTAATTTATCTCTAGAAGAAATATACGAAAAAGCTTATAATATAGTAATGAAAACATGAAAAAAAGTAAAATTATAGAAGCTTTAACTGCCCAGGCTGAGGCAGATAGAGTAAAAGCCTTAATGGCATTAGATTTATTAGAAAACCAAGCAGTAGGAATTGGTGATCACACAGCAAATGATTTTTTTAAAGATGCAACTGAAGCACTAAATTTATTAGCTGAGGCAGATGATAGATTAGATGCATTAGATAAATATTTCTCAAATAACCCATCATATGAAGGATAAATTTATAGAAGATTTAATAGAATCGAGAAAAGATTTTAAGACATATCAAGCAGAATCAGATCACACTGTAGCTCAATTTGAAGAAGAATATCCTGAATTATCTCAGGAATTTAAAATAATCCAAGATGAAATGTATAGAATGTTTGCAGCTAAGCATATGGATTATGGTTTACAAAACATTTCATTAGGTGGTGATTTAACTAAAGAAAATGATAAGAAATTTTCATTAACAGGTCTAGCAATTAGATTAACTGATAAAATTTCAAGATTAAGAAATTTACTTGCTAATGGTAGAAATTTTGTTAAAGGTGAGGGAATGGAAGACACGTTTCTAGATGTAGCTAATTATGGTATAATTGGTTTATTAGTTGGGCGTGATAAATGGAAAAAATAAATGAGGAAAATCCCTAAAATAGTAAAGGAAATTCAAAACTATACTCCTCAAGCTATCAATTATGCTATTGAGAAAAATATTTCATTTTCCCAACTTGCAATGTATAATAGATGTGCTCATAGATGGTCATTACAGTATAGGGATGGTCATAAAATATTTACACCTAGTATGCATGCTGTATTTGGAAAAGCTTTACATGAAGCTCTTCAACATTATTTAGACATAATGTATAAAGAAAGTGGAGCAGCGGCTGATAGAGTAGATATTTTAGGATTTTTCAAGTCAAGATTAAAAGAAAACTACTTATCTGATTATGAAAAAAATAAAAGTACTCATTTTTTTAAAGATGGAGAATTACAAGAGTTTTATCAAGATGGAGAAAATATAATTAATTATTTTAAAAAACATAAAGGAAAAACTTTTAGTAAAAAAGGAGAATATTTAGTAGGTTGTGAAATTCCTATTATAGCAAGTCCTAATAAAATGTTTTCAAAAGTCAAATTTCAAGGATATCTTGATGTTGTAACATATAATGAAACTATAAATAAATTTACAATATATGATATTAAAACCTCAACTAATGGGTGGGGTAAATGGGCTTTATCTAATAAAAATGCTATTAAACATTATCAGTTAGTATTATATAAAAAATTCTTTGCAGAACAATTTGGAATCCCAGAAAAAAATATTAATATTGAGTTTTTCATAGTTAGAAGAAAAGTTTACGAAGATGGAGAATATCCACAAAAAAGAATACAAAAGTTTACTCCTCCAAATGGAAAAACAACAATTAATAGAGCAACTAAAGTTTTAAATAATTTTATAAAAGATGTTTTTATTGGAAATGAATATAATCAAAAGGCTTTTAAACCTAGTTTAGCTAATCCTAATAATTGTAGATTTTGTCCTTATTATGGGGATGATTTATGTCCTGGTACAAAGAATAGGGCTTAATAATATGTATTTACATATATAAAAATAAATAAAAATGGCAAATAAAGAAATGACACTAACAAGTGTAAAAGTTAAAAGTGATTTATTTGAAGAATTTAAAATTCAATGTGTAAGAAGAAAATTTTCTTTTCAAAAACTTTCTGATAGAGCAATTCATTTATATCTTACAGATGAAGAATTTAGAAAACAAATAAGTAATCACACAAATTTAGAATTATAAAAAGTATAAGTATATGACAAAAGATGGTTTCATTGAAAAAGATAAAAGAAAAAAAATTCTTTTATTATGTGATGATATTAGAGTTCACTCTGGCATTGCCCATGTAGGAAAAGAAATAGTTTTAAAAACATGCCACCATTATAATTGGTGTCAAATAGCAGGAGCAGTAAAACACCCAGATAAAGGAAAAATAATAGAATTAGGAGATTCAATTCAAAAAGAATTTGGTATTGAAGATGCATCAGTAACTTTATATCCAACAGATGGATATGGTGATTCTAGAGTTTTAAGAGATATGATAAAGAGAGAAAAACCTGATGCTATTTTATTTATCACAGACCCAAGATATTTTATATGGGCTTTTCAGATTGAAAATGAAATTAGAAAAGATATTCCAATTATATATCTTAATATTTGGGATGATTATCCTGCACCTCAATACAACGAAAATTACTATGAATCTTGTGATGCCCTGTATGGTATTTCTAAACAGACTGTAAATATAAACAAAATTGTTTTAGGGGATAAAGCAAAGGATAAAGTTATAGAATATTTACCTCATGGTCTTAATGAAGATATATTTAAACCTTTACCTCAAGATGATAAGATATTATCTGAAATGAAAAAGCAAATTTTTAGAAATAATGAATTTGATTTTGTATTATTTTTTAATTCTAGAAATATTAGGAGAAAACAAATATCTGATACTATATGGGCTTATAAAATGTTTTTAGATTCTTTATCTAAAGAAGAAGCCGAAAAATGTTGTTTTATGCTCAAAACTCAACTTTCAGATAATAATGGAACTGATTTAGTAGCAGTATGTGAATATCTGTTTGGGGATGATTGGGAAAAGTATATCCGTTTTGTAGATGGTAAATTATCTTCAGAACAAATGTCTGCGTTATATAATATGTCGGATGCTACTATTTTACTTACTTCTAATGAAGGGTGGGGATTAGCATTAACTGAAAGCATGCTAACAGGTACTCCTATTATAGCTAATGTTACAGGGGGAATGCAAGATCAAATGAGATTTATAGATGAAAATGGAAAATGGTTTACACCTTCTCCTCAAGTACCTTCGAATAACACGGGTAAATACAAATCTCACGGTGAATGGGCATTTCCAGTATTTCCTGCGTGTAGATCAATTCAAGGTTCGCCTATAACGCCATATATTTGGGATGATAGATGCAAACCAGAAGATGCTGCTAATAGAATAGAAGAAATATATGATTTATCTCCTGAAGAAAGAAAATCCAAAGGAGCTAAAGGAAGAGAATGGGCCTTATCAGATGAAGCAGGATTTACAGCTAAACATCAAGGTAAAAGATTTATTGAATATACTGATAAGTTATTTAAAACTTGGGAACCTAGAGAAAGGTATGAATTTTTAAATAGTAACGAATATAAAACAAGAACATTAAATCATAATTTAGTTTATTAATGAAGAATACATTTTACATAAGTTGCCCAATTGATACTTACAGTGGGTATGGAGCTAGAGCAAGAGATTTTGTTAAAGCTTTAATAGAATTAGATAAATATGAAGTTAAAATATTACCTCAAATGTGGGGAAATTGTCCTTGGGGTTTTATTGATGATAACCCTGAATGGAAATTTTTAAAAGAACATTTTATTGAAGGCAACCAATTAAATGAGCAACCCGATATTTGGTGTCAACATACTATACCTAGTGAATTTAACCCAATAGGAAAATATAATATAGGATTAACTGCAGGGATTGAAACTACAGTTCCAAATCCTAAATGGATTGAAGGGTTAAATAGAATGGATTTAAACTTAGTTTCTTCTCAACATTCAAAAAATGTTTTTGATCATGCATCTTTTAAGGGTAAGAATAAACAAACAGGCCAGGAATTTGAATTAAAATCAACTAAGCCTATAAAAGTATTAATTGAAGGAGCAAATTTAGAATTATATAAACCTCATAAAGAATTTAATAGTGAAGATTTATATGATGATATAAATTCAATACCAGAAAGTTTTGCTTATTTATTTGTGGGACATTGGATGCAAGGAAGTTTAGGACATGATAGAAAAAACGTAGGGTTATTAGTTAAATCATTTTTAGAAAATTTTAAAAATAAGAAAAAAGTACCTGCTCTTATTATGAAATGTAGTGGAGCTGGTTCTTCATATATGGATAGAAGAGAAATATTAAAAAAGATCCATGACATTAAAAAAACGGTCCCATCTAGGAAATTACCTAATATTTATTTACTTCATGGGGAATTTACAAATGAAGAAATGAGTGAGCTATATAATCACCCAAAGGTAAAAGCAATGGTTAATTTAACTAAAGGTGAAGGATATGGTAGACCTTTATTAGAGTTTAGTTTAGTAAATAAACCTATTATTAGTACCAATTGGTCTGGTCATATAGATTTTTTAAATCAAGAATTTACAGCTTTATGTGGAGGACAATTAAACGATGTTCATCCATCAGCTAGAAATGAATGGATAGTAGAAGGATCAAAATGGTTTGATGTTGATTTGGGAAATGTAGGGTTTTTCTTAAATGATGTTTTTGATAACTATAAGAAATATAAAAATCTAGCTAATAGACAAGGGTATGTAAGTAGAACTAATTTTTCATTTGAAAAAATGAAATTTGATATTGATTCAATTTTATCAGAATCAGTCCCAGAATTTCCAAAACAAATAGAATTTAAATTACCTGAACTTAAATTACCTAAACTTAAAAAAGTAGAAGCATGAATTCAGACAACTTAACAATATGTCCTAGATGTGGATCAGATGCATGCTATGTGACTGAAGTAAATGAAAAAATTAAAAATTATTTTTGTTATGGGTGTGGATTTCAATCTAATTCATTAATGAAAAAAGATGAATTATTTTTTGAAGAACAAATGGAACTACTTCCTAATTTATATAAAGAATTAATGGGTGAAGATGAGGAAGGAAGAATTTGGATGCCTACCACAATTAACATCCCAGAAAAAGGAATGATATTTGCTAATGGTTCTAATGGTGATAATTGGAAATGGGCAGCTGTACAAGCAGTGCCTGTTAAGGAAGAAGAAAAAGAAAAATATCCTATACCAAATAAAAAAGGAGAATACTATAAATGGAGGATGGATATGAATACTATAAAAGAATTTGAAGAAAGTGACTTTATAGAGGCATTAGATTGTATTGGAATGTTTGAAAATTCTGTGGAAAAATAAATTAATTTATATATATTTCACCTATGAAAATAAGTTATGCACTCACAGTTTGTAATGAGGATAAAGAATTAGATAATTTAATTAATCATATAAGTCCTTTAATAAGAGAAGAAGATGAAATTGTTATTGTATATGATCAAAATAGAGTAACAAAAGAAGTTCATCAAATATTAAACGAAAATAAAGATAAAGTTAAGTTTTATCCCTTTGATTTTCAACAAAATTTTTTAGAAAATAAAAATTATCTTGGGGCTAAATGTTCTGGGGATTATATATTCCAAATCGATGCTGATGAAATTCCACATGAAAGTTTGATTATAAATTTACCTCCAATACTTACAGAAAATCAAAATGTAGAGGTATTTTGGGTTCCTAGAATTAATCTAGTAAAGGGTTTAACTAACGATCATATCCAAAAATGGGGGTGGAGAGTTAATGAAAAAAATTGGGTTAATTGGCCTGATCCCCAAAAACGTATATATAAAAACTCCCCAAAGATACAATGGTCAGGACATCAGGTTCATGGGATGGTAGAAGGTTATAAAACTATTACTCAACTTCCTTTAGTTGAAGAATTTTCAATATATCATAATAAAACAATAGATAGACAAGAAAAACAAAACGAAAGATACCAAAATATTGAAGAAAGAAAAACATGAATAGTATTAATTTAAAATCTTCAGTTAATAAACACGGTGACAAGGTTACCCAAATAATCCATTTTAAAGATGGAGTAAAAAGAACTTTTAATGGTATTTTACCTAAAACTATATCTCAAGGACAATTTACTAAATTCTATAAAGATGATGGGAGTATGGTTATGGTAAACGATAATAATGTTTTATGTATTGAGGTTTTTAAAGAAGAATAATGGCAAACGGGATATATAAAGTAACAGAAGAATTCGAACAGGAACTATGTAAATATACAGGGGCTAAATATGTTATAACTGTAGATAATATGAGTAATGGACTATTTTTAGCTCTATATTACGAAAATTATATCAAAAATAGTATAAAAAACAAAACAGTAACATGTCCTTCAAGAACTTACCCCTCAGTACCATGTGAAATAATTCATGCAGGTTTAAAAATTAAATGGAAAAAAATTAAAACTAAAACCCTTACAGGTGCTTACCAATTAAAAGGATCAAATGTATGGGACTCAGCATTAACATTTACAGCTGATATGTACAAACCTGGATCTCATATGTGTGTATCATTTACAGGTCCTTATAAACATTTTAAACTAAGTAAAGGAGGAGCAATATTAACCGATAATTTAGAAGCATATCATTGGTTTAGAAGAGCTAGGTATAGTGGTAGACGCGAATGTTCATATCATGATGATAATTTTGATATGTTAGGGTGGAATTTTTACATGATGCCTGAACTAGCAGCTAGAGGGCTATTACTAATAGGTCAATTTTATAACCCAGATGGAACTAAAAAACAAAATAAGGACTTAACTTTACCCTATCCTGATTTGTCAAAATTTAAAATTTACAATCAATGAAAATATTAGTAATTTCTGATAATACTTTTATAAAGGAAAAAATAATAGAAATATTTAAATCAAAAAATACCAAATGTGATTTGTTTGAAAGTAAAGATTTAAATTTTAAAAATAATCTATTTATTGATTATCTAATAAGTGAATATAAATTAATAATTTCAGCCCATTGTAAAAAAATCTTTCCTAAAAAATTAGTAGAGTCTACTAGATGTATAAATCTTCACCCAGGATATAATCCATATAATAGAGGATGGTTTCCTCAAGTATTTTCTATATTAAATAAGCTACCCTTAGGAGCAACTATACATGAA